ATGCTGATAATTGTTGTGATGCTGATAATTGTTGTGATGCTGATAATTGTTGTGATGCTGATAATTGTTGTGATGCTGATAATTGTTGTGATGCTGATAATTGGTGTGATGCTGATAATTGTTTAGATGCATTTATACTTGATCTAAGTAAGTTTGATGTAGCTGCATTTGATCCAGATAAGTTTGATGCAACTGCATTTGATTCAGATAAGTTTTTTTTTTTATTAAATAGTAAAAAAAACACAACTGATCCAACAATAATTAAACTAATAATGAATATAATTATTAAAAAATAAGGTTTTTTATTAATAATTTTAGTATTTTCCATATAATATAGTTGATATTTTTTTTACTATTTATAAAAAGTTATGCCATAGCTTAAATAACTAATTATTCAGTTAAAAATAATAAATGAATAATATATTTTTAAATCATTTTATTTAAATAAAAATTGATAAAAATATTTAAAAAATATATGTCTATGTATTTAATGGAGTCAGCTATTCAAAAAGACATTGATAAAATTGTAGATTTGTATTTTAAACAATCCTTAATTTTATATGAACATTTATTTTCTTCTTATCATCAATTTATTGAAGAAATTATTCCATATTGTTTAAAACAAGAACAAAATTATTTTTATGAAAATTTAAATGGACATTTAATTCATTTTCATGGTTTTAAATGTAATAATATTAGAATTAAGCCTGCAACATTTGATAATGATAATGAAATTAAATTTCCAAATGAAGCAAGAAAAAATCATTTAAATTATTTTGCGTCAATTATAGTTGATATAATACAATATGTTGAAACAATTAATATTATTACAGGTGAAAAAACTATAAAAGACATTTATACAGAAAATAATATTGCTGTTGGTAATGTTCCAATAATGATAAAATCAAAATACTGTTCAACATATATTAAAAAAGATAATCATAATGAATGTAGATATGATCCAGGTGGATATTTTCTAGTTAATGGTCAAGAAAAAATAATTATGTCTATTGAAAAAATGGTTGATAATAAAGTATTAATTTTTACTAAAAAAGATTTAACATTTGAAAATGGTATTGTTTATAATGCACATATTAATTCAAGAAAAAATGATTGGTCTGATAATTTACAAATTGCTACAATTAAAAATAGAAAAGATGGTGTTATAAGTTTAACTAGTTCGCAATTAGTTGATATACCTGTATTTATTATAATGAGAGCATTAGGATTAGAATCAGATCAAGAAATCATTGCTAATATTTGTTATAATTTAGAAGATGTTAAAATGTTAAATTTACTTAGACCATCAATGATGTTTAGTCAAGATGAAGAAGGAAATATGATTAAAACCAAAGAAGAAGCAAATAATTATTTAATTAGTAAATTAAATAAAACAAAACGTATTAGTCAAACTGATGAAAAACTTGCTAAAAAACAAAAAACTATATTATTAGAAAAAATATTAAGACAAGACTTGTTACAACATTTAGGTGAAGATATTCCAAAAAAAAGAGCATTTATTGGTATGATGGTTAATAAGTTATTATTAGTAATATTAAATAAATTAGAACCTGATGATCGTGATGCATTACACAATAAACGTATTGAAACACCTGGAATTTTACTTGGTCAATTATTTAGACAAAATTGGAAAAGATTGTTAAGTGAAATTGGTAAATTATTTAGAAAAAAAAATTTATCTGATAGTAATCCAATTAATGTTATTTCACAAATTAAACCATCAACTATTGAACAAGGAATTAAAACTGCTTTGGCTACTGGTGTATGGGGTATGAATCGTACTAAAACTGGTGTTGCACAAGCTTTACAAAGATTATCTTGGATTCAATCACAATCTTATTTAAGAAGAGTATTATCACCTAATTTAGATCCAGCTACTTCTGGTGTTACATCAATTAGACATGTCAATAATAATCAGTACAAATTTTTATGCGTAACAGGAGATACACAAATATTATTATCAAATAAAAATTATAAAAAAATTAAAGACATTGACGAAGAAGATAATATTGTAACTGTTAATCAACAATCAACTGATTTAGAATGGATTGAATCAAAAATACATAACTTTTTTAGTTATATTCCAGAAAAATTATTTGAATTAAAATCTGAAAATCATTCAATTAAAGCAACTGGTGATCATCCTTTTTTAGTATTAAGTGAAAATAATAATATTTGGATCAAGTTAATAGATTTAAAAATAGGTGATACTTTAATTATGATGAAAAATGATTTTACATATTACACTACTATAATTGAATCAATAACTGAAACAGAAATAGAACAAGTATATGATTTTACAACATTTAGTGAAAATCATTCATTTGTTGCAAACTCATTTGTTACTCATAATTGTCCTGTTGAAACTCCAGAAGGTCAAAAAATTGGTATAGTTAAAAGTGTTGCAATGATGTCATCAATTACATCACAAAATAATTCACAAGAAAAAGTACTTAATACAATATTAGATAATAATGAAAAAATAAAACATCCAGCAGACATTAATCCATTAGATATGAATGATTATGTTAGAATATTTATTAATGGTAATTGGATGGGTGTTATTAAAATAAAATATTCATTAGAACTATATTATGATCTTAAAAACAAGAAAAGAGAAAATATTATAGATAAATATACAACTGTGTTATTTGATTATGATAAAAAAGAAATTCGAATTTATTTTGATGGAGGAAGATTAATTCGTCCATTACTGATTGTCAATGACAATAAATTAAATATAGATGAATCTATTATTAAAACAATTAATGAAGTACAAGAAATAGATATTAATAAAGCTTGGAAAAATTTGTTAAATAAACATAAAGATATTATTGAATATGAAGATATTGAAACTTGTAATTTTTTAATGATTGCTGAAAGAGTTGAAAAACTTGCTTTTGCTATAGAAAATAAAAATAATGCTATTGAATATAATGATTCATCTAAAGTTAATAGATATGGAGATTATAAATATGTTAATTTTACTCATTGTGAATTTGCTGGATGGATTATGTTAGGAACAACTGCTGCTAATATTGCATTTTTAAATCATAATTATGCAACTAAAAGTATTGTTCACTTTTCTCAAGCAAAACAAACAATTGGTATCTATTTAACATCTTATAAAGATAGAATGGATATATCACAAATATTATATTATCCACAAGTTCCAATAGCACAAACAAAAGCTATGAAATATAATAATTTTTTAGATATGCCATATGGTGAAAATGTTGTTGTAGCATTAATGTCTTATACTGGATATAATCAAGAAGATAGTTTAGTTGTAAATCAAACAGCAATTGATAGAGGACTTTTTAGAGCTGATAGTATTAAAAAGTTTCATTCAGAAATTGTTAAAAATCCATCAACTTCTCAAGATGATATTTTTACTAAACCTGATCCAAATAAAGTTACTGGATTAAAACAAGGTAATTATAGTAAATTAAATGATCAGGGATTTGCTCCAGAAGAAACTATGATTAATAACAATGATATTATTATTGGCAAAGTATCACCTATTCAACCTACTGGTAATAATAATAAAGTTTATAAAGATAGTTCTGAACAATTTAAATCTAATGTTAATGGTGTTATTGATAGAGTACATACAGGTATTTATAATGCTGAAGGTTATGAAATGTATAATGTTAGAGTTAGAATGGAACGAAAACCAATTATTGGTGATAAATTTTGTCAAAAAGGAACAACAGAAATATTAACTGATAATGGTTGGATATCTTTAAAAGATATAGATATATTAAAGCATAAAGTTGCAACATTTGATGATAATAATAATTTAATATATATAAATCCATCTGAAAAATTTGAATTTGATTATAATGATAAAATGTATTATTATAAAAATAAACATATTTATATTGAATGTACATATAATCATAAACTTTATGTAAAATCAAGAAATTCAACAAAGTTTGAATTAATTGAAGCAAATAAAATATATGGTAAAATGTATAAAATGAAAAATAATATAAACAATTTATTCAAAGATACTAATACAATTAATATTAATAATATAGAATATGACATGAATGAATTATTAAAATTTATAGGAATGTATATTTCAGATGGATGTATAAATAATAATATAATATATATATCTTGTATAAAAGAAAGAAAAGTAAATTATTGTAAACAATTTTTAGATAATCTTAAAATAAATTATACATATAATAAAGATGATAAATATTCAATAAATGATAAAAATTTAGTGGAATATTTTAATTCAGAAATTGGTAATGGAACTTTAAATAAAAAATTACCAATATTTGTTTGGAATTTATCACAAAATCAATCAAGAATTTTATTAGAATCATTATTAGAAAATGCTAATATACAAGAGTTTAGTAGATTTGGAACAATAAATTTAAACTTAGCAAATGAAATATCGCGATTAGCATTTCATTGTGGTTGGGCTGGTCATATTAAATTAGCAAGTAAAGCAGGTAGAATATCACATGGTATTTATGCTAGAAAAAAAGTTAATATTATTCAACAAAATGATTATTATAAGATAAGTATTATTAGAAATCATAATGAACCATGGATAAATAAAAAAAATAATAAATCAAATGAAGAAAAATATTATGATTATAATGGAAAAGTATATTGTATAGAAGTACCAAATTCACATGTATATTATATGCGAGAAAATATTTTATCACCACCTGTATGGACAGGTAATTCAAATAGACACGGTCAAAAAGGTACATTAGGTATTGCTCTTCCACAAAGAGACATGCCATTTACAGAAAACGGTATTATTCCAGATATGATTATGAATCCTCACTGTTTTGTGGGTGAAACATTAGTCAGTTTACCAAATGGTTTAGCAAAAAGAATTGATAGCTTTTCTAATATTGGATCTGAAAAAGTATTATCATATTCTAATAATTATCAATATATTAAATCATCATATTCATTAGGATTAACATATAGTGGAAATAAACAAACAATTAAATTAACATTAATAGATGGTCGTGAAATAATTTGTACACCTGATCATAAAATCAGAGTTTGTTTGAATAATCAAAATATTTGGAAAGAAGCTAAAGATATTGAATTTGATGATAAATTAATTATGGGGCCAATTGGTACTGAAGATATTAATTATAATGATGAAAATGAATGGTCTTTAAAAATAGAAGATTATGAATTTAATTATAGTGATGAAAATAATAGAAACAAAACGTTAGCATTTGCTAGATTATTAGGTTATAATATAAATAAGACAATATTATTTATGGAATCATTACATGATACAGAAAGTATATTAAATGATATTGAAATCATTACAGGAAAAAGATTTATAATAATAAATAAAATTTTTAATAGTTTATCTTTAGAAAATATTTTAACATATCCATTATCATTTATTCGTGAATATTTAGGTGGACTATTTAGTTGTTCTGGAATATCATCTTATTTGAGTTTAAATAAATTTTCGAATGTTAAATTTATACAATTAACAAATGCAGAAAATAAAAATGTATTAGAAACAAAAATGAATTATATAGTTGAATTAATGAATAAGTTAAATGTTGTAACTGAAGTTATTAAAAATTATGAAAAAGATGTAGTTACTATTGAAATTCAAGTTAAATCAAATAATCAATTTAGAAAATATATTGGTTTTAGACATTGTTCACAAAAAATATTAAAATTAGAAATAGCAGCTACATTTGAAAATCTATGTATATTAAATGATAATCAATGTGCTAAATCATTTGTTGAAATGTGTAATTGTAATTTATGGTATGAAAAACATAATTATGATATATTACCTACTTATAATTTAACTATTTTAAAAAAAGAATTAAATAGTAAGCTAGATGTATATGATATTGGTGTTGATACATTTCATAGTTTTTTCGCAAATGGCGCCAATGTTCATAACTGTATACCTAGTCGAATGACAGCTGGTCAATTAATTGAGTGTTTAGCATCAAAAGAAGCAGCATTAACTGGTCACTTTGTAGATGGTACACCTTTTAGTGATTATAATATTAGAGAAATACCAGAAATATTAAAAAAATTAGGTTATTCAGAACATGGTACTGATACAATGTATAATGGAATGACTGGTAAAAAAATAGAAGTACAAATATTTATTGGTCCAACATATCAAGTTAGATTAAAACATATGGTACAAGATAAAGTACATGGTAGAGCACGTGGACCAAGACAAGCATTAACAAGACAACCATTGGAAGGTAGATCTAGAGATGGGGGTCTTAAAATAGGTGAAATTTGCCTAAAAGTCTATATGCAAATATAAGGCTAGTCTGTGTTGTGGCAGGCGACATTCCCTAATTGCGGGGAAAACCAGAAAAACATGAAGATTTTATAATACCATCTGAAAATACTCTTCATACAAAGTCTTTAGTACCAAATTTATAATGGAAACATATAAATGGTTAGTGTTAACAACACTAAGTATGGTAATAAGTTAAAGAATATGGTTAATCCGCAGCGAAGCTCCTAAGTGTGTTATGATAAGCATATGGAGAACGTTCAACGACTATATAGGAATGGGTTTGAAAAGTCTAATCAACTTTAATGATAACCTAAGATAGAGTCTAGACCCACCTGAGAAGGTGATTTGATTGAGTTGTATATTTTCCTACAATAATAGATATATATAACAATTTCAAATACATTATAATTACAATGGAAATATTGTAATTTTAATATTTAATAAACTTAAATATTAAGATGTGGTATAATCGGAAATGGAAAAGGATGCAATTGTTGCACATGGTATGGGTCAATTTTTAAAAGAAAGAATGATGGAAACTTCAGATATTACAAAAGTATATGTATGTGATGATTGTGGATTATTTGCTAGTAAAGTTATTGATAAAGATTATTACAACTGTAAATCTTGTCATAACTCTACTAGAATTTCAGCAATTGTTATTCCCCATGCGTGTAAACTTTTATTTCAAGAATTAATGGCAGTTAATATATTGCCAAGAATTAGAACTGAAAAAACTGTTTATAACTATGATGCATAAAAATATTATTATAAAATAAATTATTTAATATATATTAATTAAAATTTTTTTATAAAAAGTCGTTTTATTATTCAAATAGTTAATATAAATTTATATTATTTTTATTAAAAAATAATATAAATAAAAAATAGTTATAAACATATTTATAACAAATTATGTTTCAATTAAATTACCATTCTTATAATAACAATGAGTAGGTTTATAACCATCATATGTTTTATTAAATATTTCTACTCTTTGATTAGGATATTTTATTGATGCTAATTTTGCTTCATTTTCATCTATAAATATTATCATATCTTCCCAATCAAATTTATCACCTAACAAAACAAATATATAGTTCATTAATCATATAGATTAATATTTGTTTAAATAAATACTAATTTTGTTTTTCTTTATTTAATACTGGATATAAATATTTATTAGCTAATTCATTACTTAATGTTAATTCAACGCTAGCCATACTTTTTTCTCCTTTATTTACTTGTTCTAAATTATCAATCATTTTATATAAAAAAGAGTTATCTTGATTTTCTTCTCTACATAATCTTTTAATTAAATGAGGATATGACTCATAATATTCAGTCATATTATCTATAAAATACATTTCTAAATCAAGTGAATCATTCATACCTTGATTTCTTAATTCAATAACTTTTTCTATAATTATACTAATTTTTTTTCTTAATTCTGGATCCATTATATTAATATAATAATTATAATTCTTTATCTGTCTTTTTTATCACAGATTCTCTATTTTTAACTCTTTTTAAATTAACTTTTTCAGTTACTTGTCTTGATGCCATTATTTTTTCAATCATATCAAATGTTTTTTGTTCATCTTTAGTAAATTCAAATATTGTTTTTTGTATTTCTTCTTTTTTAAATGGAGCTTGTGATTTTGTGACATTTCTTCTTAATTTACCATCAGAAATATTTATAACTTGTTCATCCATTTTTGATAATTCTGTTAAAACAACTTCTTCATAACTTTTTTTTTCATCATTTAATTCTTTAATTTCATCTTTTAATTTTCGTACTTTATCATCTAGTTGTACCCAATGTTTTATAGAAATAATTAATTTTTCAGAAGGTTTTTTATTGCTTTCTGACATGAATATATATATATTTAGAAATTTTTATAAATTAAATCTTATTATAAAAACTTGTTAAACTAATTATTTTAAAAATACTTTAACATAATGGTTTCAAGTTAAAATCAGGTTCATATGTACTATTATTCCATGGACTTACAACAAGTTTAGGATTTGGAATTGTACCACGAATATCCCATGAAGCATTTTTTAGAGATTGTCCAACAGTATTAATACCAATAATATATTTTTCAGTATTAATTAACTTGTCATCATTAAGTTGATATTTAGCTAAGGAAAAATCAGTTTCAAACCATTCATCATTAACTTCTCTTGGTAAGAAATCTCTAGCATTATAGTTATCAACATTTTGTTTTTTAAAATCAATTTCATCAGTTTGTGCTTCATTTGGTACTGGTAAATTAAATGCATCATTTAAACTAGAACCACTTAAACCTAATTCAGATTCATCATTTGGTTGAAAGTTATAAATATTATTTTGTACAACTGGTTGAGAATTATTATCAATTTGTTGTGATTGATCACCAGCAACAATATCATTAATAACAGATTGAGGAACATAAGGTTCTTGACTAACTTCATACTTAATTTCAGGAACATCCATTTGTTGTTGTTCCATAACAGATAATGGTATCATAGATGATGGTGTTACATATGATTGTGTCATAGATTGTGAAAGGTCTTCTTCTATTACTTCTTCTTCAACAAATTCTTCTTCTGGTTCACTTGCACTTGCAGTAGTAAAGTTTTCTTTTATATTATTAGTTAATTTACTAAAAGAATTAAATCCTTCACAATTAAAAAGATAGTAAATTGCTAATCCAATTAGTATTAATAAGAAAAATGAAGATACTTTATTATCACTTGCCATTTATATATTTAATATTAGAAAAAAATTTAAACTATTTATTTATAACAAAACCTTAAAAATATTTTTTATAAATTTATTAAGAAAAATTTTTAGGAAAATTAAATAAATCAACACATTGTGTTATTTGATATAATTTATTATAGTTAGTAAAATACTTTAATAATACATCTATATATAAAAATTTTTTTGTTTCTATTTTAATTATTTGGCTAGTTTTTAATGATTTATTTGTATAATAAGTATGTGTTAATTTATAATTAAAATATTTTGTTAATAAATATATTAAATCTGTCATATGAGCACTACCAGTATATATTATAGCATTTGTAATATATTTTTTATCTAAAAATCTTCTCAAAAAATATAAATCTGTTATTAAACATAATAGATTCATTAAAAAATATTTATTTTGTGTAAATTTAATATAAATATCTTTTATTATATTTATACGTTTTTCATCATTATTATAATCATCTTTTATTTCTTTTATTGAATTATTTATTAAATTTATTAATTCATTACAATTTTTTATTGCTAACTTCAAATTTTTAATAAAAATTTCATTATATATTTTATTTATTATTTTTTGAATTTTTTTATTTTCATATTTATATAAAATTTTAATAATAAATTTATTAGTTTTATTATATTTATAAAAAAATTTTAAAATTTTAATAATATCATCTGTATAAATATTTATTTTTACACATTCTGATATTTGATATGGAAATTCAAAATATGTATCAAAGTAATCAAAAATTTTATTTGAAAATTCTAATGTATTTCTAATATCAAAATAATGAAATCTAAAATTATTATATTTTTTATTTGTTAATATTTTATTATTTTTTACTATAATATGAGCTTTAACTAATTTATTAACTTGATCAATGTATTTTTGTCTACTAGTATTATTAATGTCTGATGTAAAATTATATTCATATTCTTCTATAAATAAGTCAAACTCTTTATTTTTTTCTTCTTTCATAAATTTGAATAATAACTTGTCTAAATCTATTGATTCATAATTATCATTTATTGGACATTCTTGTTGATAATCAGTTGGTAAATGGTAATCTCCAAAAATATATAATATTTTATCACCATTTGATAATCTAACAACATTATTTGGACCATTTATTAAATATTCATTTATCATATAATATATACTTGAAAAATTATTATTATTAAAATTATAAATTTGATATTGCATTACCATCATTTCTTTTTATGTCATTACTAAATGTTTGTGGAAATTTTATTACTTTTTTATTTTCAGAAAAATTATACATATGAGATTCCATATTATAACCACAAGTATTTGCAAATTCATAATATAAATCTTTTTTTATACCATAATATTCAGTATTTGTTTGTCTCCATTCATGGTTAATATGTTGTTGTGTATAAATATCATAATCATCTGGTAATAAAGATAAAGTTTGAATAATACCATTTAAGTAATATTTTCCTGTTACTTTTAATACATGTGTATAGTCTTCATTACAATCTTTTAACTTGTCTAATGCATACAAAATACTTTTAGCTTCTGCAACACTACTATTTGGTAAAGGTTCTCCTTCAAATGAAAATACTTTTAATCTATCATGTTTAATTTCATCAAAGTTATAATTAGAACTTTCTACTACAAAAATTGGTAGATCTGTATAAGTTAACCAATTTTTAATAACTTTTGTATATAATTCTTTTCTATATTTTATTATTTCATCTATATCATCATTTGGATTTCTATCTTGTTGATTTGGTTTTACACACATTGTTAATAATACAATCCATTTATTTTTATTATTCGATTCAAATTTTTCTTTATTAGTTATATATAATGTTATTAGTAATATTAATAATAATATTATTATAATTATCATTATATATAAGTTGAAAATATATTTTTTTTATTATTATTTAAAGTTTTTAAATAATAATAAAAATTGAAAAATACTTAAATAATTATTATTCTCTATATATAGAAATGAGCTTGGAAGATAAATACTTGGACTTAACAGATGATCAAATTGATAATTTATTATTAGGGGTTAATTTAAATACAATATCAGATTTATACGTACCTATTGGTGTTGAAGAAAGTAAAAATATTTGTATATCATGTAAAAGTGATAGATTAATAATTGATAACACTAAAGGTTATTTGGTTTGTCAAGATTGTGCTGTTATAAATGAAGAATTTTTAGATAAAAATGTTGAATTTTCTAGTGAACAAAATGGCACTTCACGTTATGGTTGCCCATCTAATTATTTTTTCCCAAAATCATCATTAGGAACTAAAATTAGTTCAAAAGGATATAATAGAGCAGCTATTTTACAAAGACAAGGTCAAATGCCATATAGAGAAAAAAGTTTATTAGAAGTTTTTGAAGAAAGAATTCAATTAAAATGCAAAAAATATAATATTACACAAACAATTATTGATAGTGCTAAAATTTTATATAAAAAAGTTTCTGATTGTAAACATACTAAAGGTAAACGCAAAGGTAAACATATGATTATGAGATGTATTAATAGACGTTCTATGATTGCAGCTTGTGTTTTTTATGCATGTAAACTACAAAAAGAACCCCGTAGTCCTAAGGAAGTTGCAGATATTTATGATTTAGAAATTAAACATGTTAATCGTGGTTGTAGAAAGTTTATTGACTATATAGATTTATCTTCTATTTTTTTTGAAATTAAAAGTTCTCAATCTTCTGATTTTATTGAAAGATTTGCAAAAAAATTAAGTATTGATAAACAATACATTAATATTGCTAAAGATATTTCTACAAATATACATAAACTTGGTTTGGCATCTACTCATGAACCACCATCTGTTGCTGCTGGATGTATTTTATTAGTTGCAAATATGTATCATGTTGATATAAATAAAAAACAAATTTCTGATATTTTTGGAATATCTGATGTTACTATTTCTAAAACATATAGAAAAATTTATCCTTATCATAAAATTATTATGAATAATAAAGTTACTGATTTAATACTAGAAAAAAAAAATAATATGGAAAAAGAAACATTTATATTATCAGAAGATAATTTAGTTTCTAGTGAAAAATCAACTACTGAATTATCTGAAGAAATAACACAATATGATTCAGATGATTCATGTGATAGTGAAAGTGTTGATCTTATTATCTAAATATTTAAAGTACTAATATTTTATCAATAACATCTTCTAAATAGTCAACTGTATCTACTTTAAAATTATTATCAATTAATTGTGGATATTTTTCTTTTATTTCTTCTAAATCATTTAGATTTTCTAATGGAATATAAACTTGTGTTATTCCTGCCTTTTTAGCACCAATTAATTTAAAATTTAAACCTCCTATTTTTGTTATTTTACCAGTTAATTCTATTTCACCAGTCATTCCTATTGTATTATTTATTGGATTATTTAATATTCTTGATATAAATGCACATGTAAATGCTATTCCTGCACTAGGTCCATCTTTTGGTGTAGATGTTGATGGTGCATGTATATGAAATCCATTCTTAAAATTTTCTATAAAATATTCATTAAAATTTATAATATTATATTTATTTATGTTTAATTTAATATAATTTATTGCACATGTTAATGAACATTGAACACTTTCTTTCATTACATCACCTTGTTTACCAGTTAGTTTTATTTCAAATAATGTTGATGTAAAATTATTAAATATTTGTATTGGTATTATTCCACCATCACCATTAGTTGTTGCATATAGTCCATTAATTATTCCAATTTCTGGTTTCAAGTGAATTTTAGTATTTTCATTTTTTGGTTTTAATAAAATTCTATTTATTTCTTCTATTGTTAAAATATAGTTATCTATATCTATTTTTTTTGTTAATATTTCTAAATTTAGTGTTAAAAATATTTTTTCTATTTGCCTTTTAATATCTCTTAAACCAGCTTCATTTGTATAGTTTTCTATTATATATTGAATTATATGATCTTCAATATTTATATTTATATTTAATTTTAATTCAAAAATTACATAGTTTTTAATTATATTAATTTTATCAATTAATGTATATGGTTTTATTTTTATTTCCGTTAATCTGTCCAATAATATTGGATCTATTTTATCTGAATCATTATATGAAAATATCATAATTACTTTATCTAATGGAAAATCTATTCCTTGAAAAAATCTGTCTTGAAATGATTTATTCATATTTGGATCTGTTAAGTGAATTAATATACTTGTTATTTCATTAGTACCTCCATGTTTTGATGCTGTTTTATCTAACTCATCAAAAAATAATATACATCTTTCTTTCCCCATCTCTACCATTTTTTTTACTATTAATCCTGGTTGTGAACCTGAATATGTATAACCATGACCATGTAATAATTCACCATCATTTTGCCCACCTAATGTTATTTCTGCAAATGGAATTTTTAATGCCTTTGATATACTTTTAGCTAATAATGTTTTACCAACACCTGGTGGACCTACAAAACCTAATGGTTTACCCCCACTTGATGGATTAGATATCCATTTAGCAATTGTTTGTAATAATATTTTTTTTGCTTCATCATGACCATAAGTTAGTTTATTTAAATCATTATCTAAATTATTTAAATAATTTATTATTTCTTCTGTTGATTTTAGTGATTCAAAACTTTTATTATTTAATGATGACCACGGATATTTTAATATATTATCTACATATGTTTTTTGTTTATAATATTCATTATTTTGAGATTTCATTTCATCTATTTTTTCTATTGCTAATGATTTTACATTTTCTGGTATATTTTTAATACTTAATAATTGTTTTTTATAATCTAATGTTTCTAATGATAATAATTTTAATTTTTCTAATTCATTTTTTATTGTATTGCCACCTTTTTTTATTTTTAGTTGCATATAAAAAGGTAAATTTTTATGAATTAAATTAAATAATATTATTGAATTTATTTTTTTTTCTTTTGTCAAGTTTATTAATAATGATGCTACTTCAGCATTATCATCATTACCTAATAATAATAAAAATATTATAAAATATAAATTATTTAGTTTTGAACCATTATTTATAAAATTTTTCATTATATTTACATATGATGATTTTACTAATTGTTGATATAATTTATATGAATTTATCATATAAACAATATATGAATCTACTGATAAACAATATAAATTTCCAATATAATCATATTTTATGAAACGTTTTGCAAAATTTATATCTATCTCTGTACTTTTAGTAATATCTTTTATTATATTTATTTTTTTTAAATATATATAACTTGATAATATTTGTGATGTTTTTAATTTTAATGATAATATATCAGATATAAATACACCCTCTATTTTAAAATATGAATAAGGTGTTTTATCTTTTTTATTTAATATCCATAATTCTTTATTTAATTCTAAAATATCTTCTTCATTAAAATTTGATGGATTTCTCCAATAATAATCTATATTATTTGTTGAATTATATGTACTTATTGATAATGGAATAAAATAATTATCTATTTCATTTATTAAATTATTTAATTCTATATTTTCTATTTTATATTTTTTTAATTTTAATAAACGTTTTATGCTTTTATATCCAATATAATTCATTAATTCTATTAATTCTTCTAATTCTTTACTAAATGGAATTTCTTTTACTAAATAGTCACTATAAGATAAAAATAAATCAAAGTTAGATTCTAATGATGAATTTATAAAATCAGAATAATAACTATTTTCATGAACTGTTTCTATTGTATTTATATTATTATTATAAATTGTATTTATATTTTTATTTATATTATAAAGTTTACTTAGTATTTCATTTTTTTTATCAAAATTTAATAAATAATAAGTATCTAAAAACATTATATGATTTGTTAAGTTAAAGATTATTTTTGATATAAATTTATATTTTATTTGTAATAAATTTATTTTAAATAAATTATATTTATTTTGATTGTCTAACATTAAAAAACTAGAGAGAATAATATAATTTTATATAAAATTATTTTTGTAAATTTTAAATCAAATAAAGCTATTTAAAACAAGAATAGACGCATTTAAAAAAATATTAGTGTGTTTGATTTAAAAAAATAATGTTATAATATTATATATATGGTTAGTCAAAAGAAAAATGTTAAGTCCTTAAAGGTAGAATCTACATCTATTGTAGATATTGTAAATGCTGATGCATCTAATGTAGATGCTGTTACATCTAATGTAGATGCTGTTACATCTAATGTAGATGCGAGTGCATCTGTTGTAGATATTAATGTTACACCTAATATTAATGATACACCTAATGTGAATGATACTGATCTTAATGTAAAAGTTACAAAGGTACAAAAAGGTGGTTCAAAGAAGAATGTTTCAAAGGAAGAACCAATTGTTGCATCTAATGATAATATGAATGTTATTTCTGATGTAGTTACACTTAATGTAGATACTAAAAAACAAAAAGGTGGTGCTAAGAAAGATGCTAAGAAAGATGCTAATAAAGATGCTAATAAAGATGCTAATAAAGATGATAAGAAAGATGCTTCTAAAACTTTAGTTGTTATTGATGATAGCACTTCTACAACTAAGGAATCTAAAGCATCTAAGGTATCCAAGACATCCAAGACATCCAAGATATCCAAGACATCTAAATCATCTAAGACTCAAAAGGGTAGTGATATGAAAGATGTTTCTAAGACAGATGCATCTGTAACAATTGAAGTTGAAGAAGCTGATGATGGTAAATCCAGATCTTTTAAAGTTAAGCTTCCAAATGAAGAAGATTTTAGTGGACGTTTTACAGGATTAACTCCTTATCAAGCTGCTAATAAGGCTTTATCCAAGTACTTTAGAACTAATGAAAATAATAATATTACTGGTGAACAAGTTCTTTTTTCCATTAAAGAATCTACTCGTGGATCTAAAAAACATGAATATACCTATAAGGGAACACGAATTAAACTAGAACAACCTATTACTTATACTATTAAATCAGCTGATGGTAATGATCGTATTATTACTAAACAATATAAGAATCAACTTACCAAGGTTAAAAAGGGAAATAATGTTACTGAATCAGTATCAATGAATGCTTAAATATTACAAGTAAAAATTAAATAATCGTAATAAAATAAATATTTATTTTAAATATTTATTTTATTAATGTAACATCATATTTCAGAATTTGCTATTTTATCACAATTTGTATTAAAATTATCTATTTCATTAGACCAATCTATTTCATCTGTAGATTGTAATAATTCTAATGAATTATTAATTAGATTTACTAATTCATTTAATTTATCATTTGATAAATTTATTTTATCTTCTTCTAATTGTGTTTTTATAAATAAACATAAATTTTTAAATTCTTCTTTATTATCAGTTATATTTTCATCTTCTAAATCTTTTAATGTTATTAATTTATCTTGAATATAGTCTAAAGTAATATTTGATAATTGTAATTCTTCTAATATAGGTTGTAAATATTCTTCCCATTCTGGATTTTTATTTATTAACATTACGACTTTACTATGTAATTGATCTTTTAATTCAATTAACATTATTTTTTCTAATTCACTTTGTGTTGATTCTGGTACAGTTTCAATATTATTTTGTGTCCAATTTAAAAAATCATCATCTAATATTTTCATTAAAACTAATAATTCAGGATTATTTGAAAATTCTATTTTTGACTCTATTTCATATAGTTTATCTAATAAATCTTTTTTTATTTTATCATCAACTAAATGATTTAATTTTATATTATTCATTGCCACTTCTATACGTGTATTTAACATATAAATACGTGAATATTTTATCATTTCTTCTTCATCTATTTTATTATTAACTGTTGCCAAACTAATTATTTTATCTACTTCACAAGAATCTAATTTTGGAATATCTTTTATTAATATATTTTTTTCTATTCCTGATTTTTTATCTGTTACTGTTACTGTTATTATTGAATTACTATCTACTTTAAAAGTTATATCTAATTGCGGTGTTCCACCAGTTGATATTTTATCAAATATAAATTCACCAATCAATGTATTTTTATTTGCTATTAATCTTTCTCCTTGATATACTTTTATTTTAACACTATTAATACCAGGTGTATCTGTTGTATATTTTTGACTTCTTTTTATTGGTATTGGAGTATTTTTTGGTATTACAACTGAAAAATTACCATCTACAGTTTCAACACCCAATGATAAAGGTAATACATCTACTAATATTACATTATTATCTGATTTATAGACATTTTCTAATATAGCACCATATAAACATGCACCTTCAGATACAACTGAATCTAAATTTGGATGTAACCATGGTTGTTTATTAAATACATTTTCAATTGTACTTTTAATTATTGGCATTTTTGATGAATTACCTACCATTATAATATATTTTATGTCGGTAAATTGATTATTTATATCTTTTATAATAGTTTCAAATTTATCAACTAAACTATTGCATAAATTATAAAATTTTTTAATATTTAAATTAAATATTAAATCATTTTTATTGTTATTATAATTTAATACTTTTATTTCATAATTATCTACCCATGATAATTTTTCTTTTGCATTTTGACATATATACCATAATTGAGTTAGTTTTTTATTATCAAAATCTGGATATTGTTTTAATAAAAAATCATAAATTACTTTTGTAAAATCATTTCCACCTAAATCATTTAATCCAATACTATGTAATACTTCAAAAAAACCATTATCTTTTAATAATAATGTTATATCTAACGTTCCACCACCAAGATCTATAACTAATATTTTTTCTTCATCTTGACAAGTTGACGTTAAACCATAAGATAATGCTGCTGCTAAAGGTTCATTAATAATTCGTATAACATTAAAACCAATAGAAATAAAATTTTTTTTAATTATTTCTCTTTGTATATCATTAAAGTTAGATGGTACGGTTATTACTGATTTTAAATTATGATTTGAAAATTTATTTATTATTAGTTTTTTTAAATGTTCAAAAAATATTAAAAGAATTTCATCTAAGTTTTCACTACCTATTTTAGTTTTAAAACTATGAATTATTTTATCATTATTTAAAGTTAAATAATTTCCACATGAATATAGTCCATTTTTTATACCTACTTGAGATTTTATTGATTTAAATACACCATCCATTAATATATTTGCTTTATTATTTGAAAAGTATGTTATTACTGTATTTGTACTACCAAAATCTATTCCTAATATAATATCTTCATTCATTAAATTTAAAGACTATTAAAATTTATTTTTTGACGCATAAAAATTATTTTATAAAATTGCAAAAATACAATTTTATAAATTAAAAAAATAAACTATAAAAAGTTATAATTATAAAAATTTAACTTTATTATTTACTAATTTACCAATAATTATATTAGCTTTACTATTAATAATATTATATACATTATCATTATTATCAACTAAATAATTAACTTTTTTAAATGTAATTGGATATTTATCATCAGAATCTTCATTAGAATCTTCATCTGATTCTTCATCAGAAGCATTATATGATTCTTCATCTGATGCTTTATTTAATTTATCATATGATTCTTTATCTGTTTTATCATCTGATTCTTCTGATTCTTTATTTAATACTTTATTTGATTTTTTATTTGATTCTTCATCTGATTTATTAGATGTATATTTATCTAATTCTTCATTTGATAATTCTTCTAATTTATTAGATGTTTTATCATTTAATTCTTCATATGATTTATTATATGTTTCTTCATTTGATTCTTTAATTTTTTTAAATGTATCAATATATATTTTAAGTCCAGTAATTGTTTTATGTAATTTAATATTATCATCTTGTAATTTAATATTATCAATTTTAAATAATGATAAGTTTTTTTCATACGCAGAATTAATTTTTTCAAGTTCATTTTCTAATAAAAAAATTCTAGCATTTTTTTCTTTTAATTCATTATCAATTTTTATATTTTTACTAGGTGTTTTTTTATTTAATTCATTAATTGATCTATTAGCTTTTTCAAGTTGTTGTTCAAGTGAACTAATAATATAAAGTTTTTCTTTTAATTGTTTATCAAGATTAGAAATTATTGAAACTTTATTTAAATTATCTAATTCATTAGTTAAATTTGTAATATATAATTCTAATTCATTAATTTTAATTTTTTGATTTTTATTTTCAGATTCAAAATTTTTAAGAAATTGAATAACGTGGTCTAAATTTTGTTCCATTTAATAATAATAGTTAGTATTCTTTTAAATAATAAAGATTATTTATACAGAAAATCCCAATCCACCTAAACCATTTGTAACACTAAAAATATTATATTGTAATCCATAACCTTTAATAAAAATAGTATTTTGATAATTAATTTTTTTATTAAGATTCATCTGTATATAAGTATCATCAATTTGTGAAAAATTAAGTGATCCAGAAGGTTGATATTCTTTTGGATTAAGTGAAAAAGAAAATTGATGAATACCTGGTGATGAAGAAACAAAATTGTTAAGATATATTTGTAAATTAGTATATAGTTCAACATTATTAGGTTGCATACGATCAATAGAATTAACAATAATTGATTCATTATCAATAATATTAGTAGGTGTATCTGTAATAGGATATAATGTATAATTAAAAAGATCATTTGAATTAATATTTGAAATTAATTGTGCTCGCCAAAAAATAATTTTATTAGGGTTAATAAAAGGAATTTTATAAGAAATATTAGATGAATAAAAACTTTGTTCAGCTATATTTTGAATAGTAGAAATAAGATATTGATGTGATTTATTTATAAAATTAAATCTTTCTTCATTATCTAAATAAATATAATTAACAAGTAAATACGCTTCAATAATAGCAGGAGTATTAAATCTAAAATATGATTCATCTTGCACTAGCAAAGAATTAGGTTTTATATTAGCTTCATATAATGTATAATTACCTTTAATCATATATCTAGTATTTGTAAAAGTAGGTATAATAAAATCACCCTTTAATTTATCATAATATAAATATTGATTAATCATATCATAATAAATAAATTTACCAATTGCTATATTACCATCAATATTTTGTTTTATTGTTTCACCATATTTAAATAAACAAAATGGTTCATTAAGTTGAATATAATGAGTTGGTGATTCATTATATATTTTATTAAAATCATTAAATTCAACATGTATTTTAATATCATTATGTGTCATAGAAATAAGTGGTAATGCTAATCCAGTATCTTGACAAAACCAAAAATTTAATGGTATATTAAGACCATATGATTTTTTACCATTAGAAAAAGTAGTAAGTAGATCAATATTTCCAATCATTTTACTAAATGCATTAATTTTTCCATAATCAATAGTTAGTTCATTCCATATATTTAACCAATCACCAAAATGTCTTTCAATTAAAATACCTCCAATTTCTAAATCAACATATTTTAAAATGGCCAAACCAAGTTTTTTAACATATGCAAATTTTTTGACATTATTTGGTAATATAGTATGATTAGATTTAATGATATCAGGTAAATTAACATAAATATATATTTGACCTAAAAGATCAGCATTCTTAGATATATTAACAGTACATCTTCTACTAAAGTCAGGTGTATTTTTAAAATATTGTGCAACAGTTTCAGTTGAAAAATTAGTATATCTTTTATATGCAATTTTAAAAAATGTAATTTCAGGGTGTGTTGATAAATAAATATTTTCTTTACCTACAGATACTAATAATAACAATCCAAGTCCCATTATTATTGTATTTAAGAAAATATTTATTTAATTATTAGTTTTAATTTTAGCCCATATTTTTATCTAAAGACTCATTAACAGTAGTGACGATACGTTCAACTGCACTAAGTAAATCATTTTGTTTACCAATAGTTTTATCAAAGTAACTTTCACGAGCTTCAACAAATGATTTAAGATGATCCATTGATAAAATATTTTCTGAATCATATTCCTTATAAATATCTAATAAATCAATATATTTATCAGAATATTTAATAGCCTTAATAAGTTTTTCTTCACTTCTTCTATAACTTTCAAGATGTTGTTCAATCTGTTGTTTAGTATAACCATCAATAGATTTACCTTTAGATTGAAGCATCTTTTCAGATGCATCTAATAGATTCTTAAGAAGAGGATAATGTTCTTTAACAATATCATCATTAGGTACAGCAGATACCATTTGAACAGAAGCACCTCCAATTTGCATAAAGCTTAAAGGAGATGAAACAGCAATTGGAATACCTCTAATAACTAATCCACTTCCAGGAATAAAAGCAACTCTATTGTTAGCAAGTGAACGAATATTTAATAATGATGAAGTAATTAATCCAATTTGTCTAATAATATTAATTTGTTGATTAGACATATTTTTAAAGATAACTCTTGGGCGCATACCACGAGCAGTAAGAGACCATGATGAAAAACGACTAGTATGATCAGTAGGATCAAAATTATAACCAGCATTATATTGTTTATTTAATATAGCAGGGTTTGAGTTAATTTTATCAACTAACATTTCAAGATATTGCATAAGTTTAGTATTAGTTCTAATTTGTTTTATTTCATTATCATTTAACTCTTTATTATCTAAACCACGAGACCATGATCCAACAGATTCATATTGTCTAAGGTCATTTTTGGGTACAATTCTAAATCCAAAACTATTGAGGGTATGTTCAGCAATAGAAGGAAGCATATCATTAACTTCTTTAGGTACAACATCCCAAAATGTTTTATCTTGCATGAATTCTTTACACGCTGTAATATCATTTGTGTTTCCTGCAATACATTTACTAATATAATCACTACATTTTAAAGTAGGATGATTTTTTTTAACTTTAGTACCCATACATTGATCATCTTTTAAATTATTATAAGCATTTGATCCAGCAGATACATCAATACTATTACCACTTGCATCAGTAGTAAATAATAAATTTCTGTTACTATCTAATCTATAGTAGGAATCTTTTTCTTGACCAATATTAGAATCCCAGAAGTTGTCAACACCATTACTACGAGGTTCTGCAGCTTTTTCAAGTAATTCATGTAAAATTTTTTTACTAAGATTAAAGCTAAAACGTTTATGTCCAATATTTGGAGCTCCCATAGTAACATTAATAAAAATAGCTTGAAGTTTATTATTATCAGATATAACTTCTTTAGCACTTCCCCATAAAATTACATTATTAGTAATATCATTATTATATTGATCTTTAATATTTACATGAGCTTTAATAAATTCATGAATAAATTGTTTATTACTTTTATGTGATGCTAAACCTGCATTTTTTTGAACAAAACTTAACAATAAATTTAAATCTAAAGTTTTAGGATTTAACATATCAGCTTTAAAATTACTCCATTCACTATGAATACTATCACCTGAAGTAGAAAATGGATCTAAAACACTAAAATTTTCGCTTCTAAGTTGTTTCATTTCATTAGTTAATACAAGTGGTTTATCATTATTAAAAGCATCTTTAAGAGCATCTATGTATAATCTAACTCTATCGTCATTTGGTAAACCCAAAAAAGTCATCATATTATTAATAAAAATAGCATTTTCATTGGACATTATAAGTATATAATAATTTAGAAAAAAATTTTATATATTTTTATATTAATTTCTAAATTATTTTAATGAATAATATTTCTAATTCAAATATTTTAATTTTACTTTTTTTTATTTTTTTAATATTTTTATTTTTAAATGAGTTTTTTAAAAATTCATGTTCTAATAATAACGAAAAATTTAATAATACTAAAATAAAAGTTTATAATTTTAATACAACATGGTGTGGTCATTCGTTAAAATTTCAACCTACATGGGATTTATTTAATAATTCATTAGAAGAATCTGATAATATAGTTGCACATGATGTTAAATGTGATGATAATAAGAATGAACAACTTGTTGAACGTTATTATGTAGAAGGTTATCCAACAATAATAATTGATTATGGTGATAAATTTATAAAATATTCAGGACCAAGAACAGTAAATAGTTTAAGATCAGTATTAAATTTAAAGCCAGTAAAAGAACCAGAAGTAACTCAGGGAAATAACCAAGTAAAATGTGGTAATAGAATAAATACAAAAACTCCAAAGGTAATAAATTTTAATCAACCAAAAGGACCTGAAGAGCCAACTATATATAATTTTAATACTTCATGGTGTGGATATTCAGTAAGATTTCAACCAATATGGGATGAATTTACAGAAGCAAATAAAAATAATAATATAAAAATAGTTGATGTAAAATGTGATAAATCAGAAAATGAAGATTTATGTAATAAATATTCAGTTGAAGGATTTCCAACTGTATTAAAAGTAAAAGATAATGTCATGATACCATATAAAGGACAAAGAACATTAGAAGGTTTACAAAATTTTGTAAAAAATTAAAATAAATCATTATAATAAACTATTAACTTTATTAGATAATTTAGTTAATTCTTTATAAAATTCAAGTTCTTTCATTTTATTAATATCAAAACCATTAAATCCATTAAAAGCACCATACCAAAATCCAGTAATTGCACCAGTAGAATCACTATCGCCAACATGTAAAGCAGAAAAGAAAACAAGTGATTCTGCATTAAATACTAAATTATTATTTTCAATTTGAAAAAGTTCATTAGGCATTATAGACATAAGTAAAGCATCATACGCATATATAACAGAATCAATACCAGAACCACCTATTAAATACCATCTTTCCATTTTTCCATTTTTAAAATAATCTTTTGGTGTAAATTCAGTAAGAGCATTATATCTATCTTTTGCAAATATAAAATTAGATTTATTTCTAAAATTAATTAAATCATCAAAACGTTTTTCTTTATAAATATACCAAGTAGTAAAATAATCAGTAATTTGTTTATCATGACTTATATTAATATTTGTGGTATGAATATAATCTTGAATTTTATTTGATTCATATAATTCTAATAAATTATCAATCCATAATAATGGTGAAATATTATTATATGCATATGATGCAAAAAGAGCAGTAACTAACCCACCCAAGTAACCTAATGGTATATTATGTGTAAGTCTAGATGCAATAATTGAAATAGAAATAAGTTTATCAATATTATTTGCATAAAAAATACCAATTGGACCAGTTCTAATAGCGGCTCCATTTCCTCCCATTAAATTATCAAATGGTATTTTATCAATATATGAATCTAATTTTTTTTGGGTAATTTTTTTTAAAAAATTAATTGATTTAAGAGTTTGATTTCCAGAAACTCTTTCTTCATTAAGAAGATCTTCATAAATTTCAATATATCTTTTAATAAAATTAATTTCTTTACCACCATCAATAAGTGCTTTAGTAACAGCAATCATTAAAATAGTATCATCACTTGCTTTCCAATTTTTAACTGATATAAAGTTGAAACCTCCTAAAGCCATATATTCCATAACCATTGTAAAATTAGCCATAAGTGCTTGATTAACATTTTCAACACGAAGACCATAATTAAATTCCCATTTACCATTATAAAATCCAATAGTATCTAAATAAGATAATAATACAATTGCAGCTTCTATTTTTTCTTTTTTATTAACCATTAAATTATACAAGAAAATATATAAACGTTTATTTATAATAAAATTATATATTTAAAATTAATGAGTCATGTAACTATTGATTTTGAGACATTAAAGTATAACTTATATCAAGTTTTAGGTATTGAAACAAAAGCATCAGAAACAAAAATTAAAAAAGCATTTAGAAATTTAATTTTAAATTTTCATCCAGACAAAAATAATAACACTGAAGAAGAAATATATTATCATATTATAACAGCAAATCAAGTACTAACAAATACAGAAAATCGTAAAAAATATGATGAATTTTTAAATAAACTACAAGATTCTCATGATAATTTAAAAAGTAAATTTAACAAAATACATAATGAAAAACAAAAATCTGATGAATCAGAATTAAAAAAATTTAATACTAAATTTAGTGAATTAGAAGAAAAACATTTATCCTATTTTAATGAAACAGATAAAACAATGGATGCTTATAGTAAATTATTAAAGAATCGGAAAAAAACAATTAAAATACCAAAAGAAGATATAAAATCAAATAATGACTTTAATGCAAAGTTTGAAAATAGAATATCAACTGGTGATTTCTTTAATGATCAAATTATACCAGTATCAGAAAAAATGGAATTGTCAACAGTAAATGTTAATGATAATTATACAAGTTTAGATATTGCTTTTAATAATTTATATATAGATGGTGGAGGAATAAATACTAGTAAATTTTCAAGTTTAGATTCAGCATTTAAAATTCAACAAATAAATTTAAAAGAGTTTAAGGAAGTTAATATAAAAGAAGCAATGGAATCATATAAAAATGAAACAAATAATTTATCTTCAATAAATTATTCAAAAGAAAAATTTAATAGCTGGTAATAATTATTTTCAATAAAGCTAATTATCATTTCCAATAAAACTAATAATTTCATTTGTAATTTTATTAATCTTAGAAAGATTTAAAAAACCATAAATAATATATTCTGAATGAACTCCATTTTTTATACAATATAATTTACTATTTTTACATTTATTATGAAAATTAATAATATCATAATAAAATATTTCATTTTCACCACATATAATAAATGTATTTGGTAATGAATTACAATCAATAATAATATCTTTATCATAATATTTATTTTTAATATAATTATAAATATTATAGTTAATAAAATCTTTTTTTGTATTTTTATTATATTTAACATTACGGTTTACAACAGGTGATAGTAAAATAAGTTTTTCTTTTATAAATTGCTTATGTATTTTAAATAATTCTAATAATATTGTACATCCTATTGAATTACCAATAAATACTTTAATATTAAAATTATATGTTAATAATAACTTAAAAGTATTATTCACTTCTTTTATGGTTTCACTTAGTTTATTAAATAAATTGTATTTAATAACAATAATATTATAGTTATTTAATTTTGGTAATATATTATTAACAATTGTAATATCAGTACAATCTTCAAATATTAATCCTCCCCCATTAATAATAACTATTGAATTATTATTTTGATTATAATTGTATATATTTATTTTATCTGTTAAATTTTTTATTTTAATGTTTTTATTTTTAATATATATATATCCTAATAATTTTATTATGTATAAAAAAAAACATATAAAATATAAAGGAAATATAATTTGTATTATTTGAATAAATAAGCATTTATTTATAATTTTCATTAAATGGTTTTATAAAAAAAATAAAATATATTAAAAGAATATATTTTATATTAATTACAATATGGAAAATATTAAAATAAATTATGGAAATTCTTATGTATCAAATCAATTAAATGGGTCCTCGTTTAATATTATTTTTATTTCAAATAATTTAAGTGATGATAATATATTTTTAAATACCAATAATGGAATTATTGAAATTAAAAATAACTTGAATATTGGAATATACAATATTAAAATAAATTATATTAATGACGGTATATTAATAGATAAAATATATAATATAACAGTTTTACCAAATTTTTTTTATGATTTAAGTAATTTAAATAATAATTCATTATTAAAACCAATTTTACATCCAAATAATATTAATGGTTTATTTTTATTTGATTATAAAAATGATGATATAATAATAGATTCAACATCAGGAATAATAAAATTAAATAATATAGATATTGGAAATTATTTATTTACAGTAAATTGGATAATTAATGAAGTTGAAGTGTCACAATTAATAAGTTTTACAATAAAACCAATATTTTATTATGAAGATAATAATAAAATAATATATTATGGTAATAATATATATTCAAATAAACCATTAATTGAACCACTAATTACTGATTATATAATATTATCAGATTATAAAATAAATAATGAAGGAATATTAGATTTATCTTTTTATGATGTAGGTGAATATAAAATTAAAGTATTATTAAAAACTAAAAACATTACAGTAGAAACATATTATAATCTATATGTTAAATCAAGTATTAATTATTTAAATACTGAATATATTTGCGATTCATTAACTGATTATATAATAAATAATCCGATTGTTTCACAAGTAGGTGGTATTTATTCATTACTAGATAATTATAATAATTATTTTAGTATAAATGAAAATAATGGAGAAATATTAATAAATGGTCCATCTGGTATATATGAATTAAAAATAAAATATACAAAAAATAATGCATATGATAAATGTATATTAAAAATAATTATTAATCCAGTATTTTCATATTCAAATTTAGTAATAAATACTAATGACATACTAGAAATTAAACCTTATACAAATGAAATCATAGAAGGAGAATTTATATTATTAAATAATATTAATGGTTTAAGTATTCATAAAAATACTGGTATTATATCAATAAATAAATTATATCCAAATACATATAATATATTAATAAATTATATAAAAAATGGATGTACAAAAAATTCAAAATTTAAATTAGAAGTATTTCCAGTTTTATTATTAAATCAAAATAAATTTACAATATATCCAATTACTGATAATTATATTTTATTAAGTGACAATAAAAATGTAAAAATATTAAATAATACAATAAATTGTGACGATATTATATTGATTGGTAATTATAACATAACAATTACATTAACAATAAATAATATGTCAACTAATATAATATATAATTATATAAAATATCCAGAAATAATATATGATGATTTTGTATTTTATGGAAATTTTAATGAGCCATTTATATCATCAAAACCTAATAATAGCTATATAGGTGGTTTATATAAATTAGAAAATAATAAATTTATAATAGATGAAGAACTAGGAATAATTTATGGTAATAATTTAGAAGTAAATGAATATGAATTAGATATACATTTAATTTATTTATCATTTGATGTAATAAAAAAAATAAGAGTAATCATAAAACCTTTATTAAAAATTGAAAAAATAAATTTTATTTATTCTGAATTTAAAATAGAAAATATTAATTTTTTACCATTTAATGGAATATTTACAGTTAATGATGAAGATTATAATGATTTAAGTTTTGAGTTATTATTTAATAAATTAGATGTTGGAAAATATAATATTGATATAGGATATACCGTAAATAATATAAAATCAATAGTAAATGTTCCAATAGAAATAAATAAAAAAAAATTAGAATTAGATTTAATAATAAAAGATAAAGAATTTGATAATAATAATGATGTAGAAATAATATGTAATAATTATTCAGAAATATTAGTATATGGTAATTATGAAAATATTAATGTTGGTAATAATAAAATTATAATTAAAAATATATTATTACCAGAAAGTTTAGCTAATAATTATTATGTTGACTTAAAATTTATTTATGGAAATATATTACCAAAAATAATACATCCAAATATAACTATTGATGATAAATATTTTGATAATACAATTATTAGTAAAGTTAATTTTGATATAGATATTGAATCTTATGAAGCAATATATGAATCAAA